ACCTACACCATCAAACACCGCTTCACCGGCGCCGTGCTCTGGACTGGCGAGATTGATTGCGCGGAAGGCGCGAGCGAGGCCGTGAAGCTGGGCGCCGCTGTTAAGGCGGCCAACCTCTCCGGGGCCAACCTCTCCGGGGCCAACCTCTTCAGGGCCAACCTCTCCGGGGCCGACCTCTCCGGGGCCGACCTCTCCGGTGCGAACCTCTACGGTGCCTTGGTCAACCAGCGGCCCGTCAAAACCCTTGTCGCCCGCGTGACCCGGAACGACGGCTATTCGTTCTTTCTCTGGCAGTTTCAGGATGACAGCCACGTCATCATCGCCGGATGCCGCACGTTCACGATTGACGAGTTCCGGGCGCACGTTGCGTCGGCATATCCGGGCACACCCAAGGCCGCTGAGACGCTGGCGATTCTGGACTATCTGGCCGTTCGGCTGGGGCAGGTGTCCTGATGGAAGCCTTCGACACTCCCGAGCAGAAGCTGATCGCCCGCCTGGTGGAGCAGTACCCGCCCCGCCCGGCTCCCGTCCTGAAGATTGCGGGCGCCTTCCTGCTGTTCGCCGCGACCGTAGCACTGGCCTGTGTCGGCCTGTGGATGGCGGTGTCCGATGCCTGACCTCCCCGAGACAGAGACGGCGACCGTCCGGGCCATATGGGCGGGATGGGAGTGGGACCAGGACCGGACCCACCGGACCTACCTCGGCGCGTCCGTGCTGGGCGACCCGTGCGAGCGCAAGCTTTGGTACAGCTTCCGCTGGGCGCATGACCCCGAGACGTTCGACGGGCGCAAGCTGCGGCTGTTCGAGACCGGGCATAGTCAGGAAGCCCGCATGGTGGCCGACCTGCGCCGGGCTGGCATGGACGTGCTGGACGTGGATCCGCGCACCGAAGAGCAGTTCTCCTGCACGTTTGCTGGCGGACATGGTGGTGGGCACACGGACGGCGAGGTGTCGGGTGTTCCCGAGGCGCCCAAGACCGACCACCTGCTTGAGTGCAAGACTCACAATCACAAGTCCTTCACGGCCCTGAAGCGGCTGGGGGTGCAGGGTCACAAGCCCATGCACTACGACCAGATGCAGGTCTACATGCACCTGCGGGGCTACTCGCGCGGGCTGTACCTGGCCGTCAACAAGAACGACGACGAACTGTATAGCGAGCGGATCGAGCATGATCCGGTCCATGCCGCCCGGCTGATGGTCAAGGCGGAGCGGATCGTCAGCGCGGAGACGGCGCCCGCCCGGCTGCATGAAGACCCATCGCACAAGATGGCGTGGCAATGCGGGTCCTGCCCGGCCAAGTCCCTGTGCCACGAACGCCGGTTTGCCATCCGCAACTGCCGGACGTGCCTGCACAGCACCCCGGTCATGGACGGCGAGGGGACCTGGACCTGTTCGCATTCCGCCCATCCGGGGGTGTTGACCAAGGAGGACCAGAAGGCCGGGTGCGCGCACCACCGCTACCTCCCCTCGCTGGTTCCCGGTGAACAGGTGGACGTGGATGGCGATGCCATTGCCTACGCCATGCCGGATGGTGCGCGCTGGGTGGATGGGGGGCGGGCATGAGACTGCTCGACTTGTTCAGCGGCATTGGCGGCTTTTCCCTCGGCCTTGAGCGGGCTGGGTTTGAGACGGTCGCCTTCTGCGAGATTGACCCATTTTGTCGCCAAGTGCTGGCGAAGCATTGGCCGGGAGTGCCGATATATGACGACGTTTCAGAACTCACAGCAGAGCAGCTTGAGCAAGACGGCATTACCGTTGACGCGATCTGCGGCGGGTTCCCCTGCCAAGACGTGTCAAGAGCCGGATCAAAGGCCGGAATTGAGGGTGAACGATCCGGCCTCTGGGATGAATACCGCCGCCTTATTGGCGAGCTACAGCCTCGGGTCTGCATCGTGGAAAACGTGCCGGGGCTCCTTGATACCGGAATGGGGACAGTTCTCGGGGACCTGGCCGCGATGGGGTATGACGCGGACTGGGGATGCGTATCGGCTTCCTACGTCGGCGCACCACACCAACGGGACCGGGTCTGGATTGTTGCCTACCCCGCAAGCCTCGGACAATCGGAACCGGGGCACACTTGGCAAATCGCCTGCAATCGCCCGCCGCGTCGAGATTGGAAAACAACTGATGCTGTCGATGCTCTTCGACGGGGCGCCGTGCCCGCATTGTGTCGAGAGCATGATGGGGTTTCCGGCAGGCTGGACCAAGCTGCCGTAAAAGCTCTTGGCAATGCCGTAGTCCCCCAGATCCCCGAATTGATCGGACGGGCCATCATGGAGGCGCTCTCATGATCAGCCTTCGCCCATACCAACAAGACAGCATCAATGCCCTTCTCGAATACTGGCGGCAGGGTGGCGGCAACGGACTGATCGACCTGGCCACCGGCCTTGGCAAGTCCGTGGTCATCGCAAAGCTGACCCGCGACCTGCTGGCCGACTACCCCGCAATGCGGATTTTGGCCCTTGTCCACAGCCGGGAGCTGGTCGCGCAAAACCACATGGCCCTCATGCGGTTATGGCCGGAAGCGCCCGCCGGAATCTACAGCGCTGGCCTGAACCGGCGGGACTCCCACCACCGGATCACGTTCGCCTCGATCCAGTCGGTCTATCGCAAGGCCCGCGAGTTGGGGCCGCGTCACCTGGTCCTGATCGACGAAGCCCACATGGTGCCCACGAGCGGTGACGGCATGTACCGCAAGCTGCTCTCCGACCTCCGGGCCGAGGTGCCGAACCTGCGGTGCGCTGGCCTGTCAGCGACCCCCTACCGCATGGACAGCGGGCGACTGGACGAGGGTGACGGACGCCTGTTCGACCAGGTGGTCTACAGCTACGGGGTCGGCGCCGGGATCGAGGATGGGTGGCTGTCGCCGCTGGTCAGCAAGGCCGGAGCGGTCGAGATCGACGTGTCCGGGGTCGGATCACGGGGCGGCGAGTTCATCCCCGGCGCCCTCGAACAGGCGGCGGACAATGATGCTCTGACCCGTGCCGCCGTGGCTGACATGCTGGCCAAGGCGGGGGACCGCAAGTCCTGGCTGGTGTTCTGCGCCGGGGTCAAACATGCGGGTCATGTGCGGGATGCCCTGCGAGCCGCCGGGATCAGCGCCGAGTGTGTGACGGGGGACACGCCCGCCGGGGACCGCGACCACTTCATCCGCGAGTTCAAGGCCGGTCGCATCCGGGCGCTGACTTCCATGGGGGTCCTGACCACAGGGTTCGATGCGCCCAACGTGGACATGATCGCCATGCTTCGACCCACACGGTCCACCGGCATGTACGTCCAGATCATCGGCAGGGGCACCCGCCTGTGCGAGGGGAAGGCAAACTGCCTTGTCCTCGACTACAGCGGCAACGTCCGACGCTTCGGCCCGGTTGACCAGATCGAGGTCGAGAGCAAGACCAAGGGTGCGGGCGCCATGCGGGTCGAGGTCGACAGGGTCATGGCCAAGGAATGCCCACAGTGCAAGTCCCTGGCTCACCTGTCGGCCCGGCAATGCGCGGACTGCGGCTATGAGTGGCCGGTCACGGCCCTGCATGACACGCGGGCCGACGACGCGCCGATCCTGTCGCGGGATGCGCCCAAGCCCAAGGCCGAGGCGCTCGACGTGGCGCACTGGTCCGCGAGCATTCACCGAAAAAAGGGCTCACCGGACTCCGTGCGCGTCGAGTACCTCGCCGGGCTCATGTCCTACCGCGAGTGGATCATGCCCGCTCACGGGGGCTATCCGGGCCGCAAGGCGCTGGACTGGTGGCGCAAGCATGGGGGGCAATTGCCCGTCCCGGCGACCGCCGACGAGGCCATCGTGCGTTGGTCCGAACTCACCCGTCCATCAACCATCACGGTTCGCCCATCCGGCAAGTGGTTCGAGATCACTGGCCGCAGCTTTGGGCCACAGGAGCAAGCGGCATGACCATGCCCGCAACACTAGCAGAGGCCCACGAGGAAATCCGCGAACTGCGCCGGGACCTGGGCATAGAGACGGAACACCGGACCGTGGCCAAGATCCACGCCGGGATGAAGGTGTCGCCGCAGCAGGCAACCATGCTGGCCACCCTCTGGCGCCGGGCGGACAAGATCAGCTCACGCTCGACCCTCATGACGGCCATGTACGGCGACGGGGACGGCCCAGAGAACGACAAGATCGTCGCTGTCCAGCTTTGCAAGATCAACAAATCCGTTGGCGTTGTCGTGGTCGCGAACGTCTGGGGCAAGGGCTACGCCCTGACACCGGCAGGGCGGGCGCTGGTCGAGAAGGTGGTCAACGAGCCCCTGGCCGTGCGGCTGGATAGGCGCGGCCAGCAATGGACGATGCAGGGCAACATGGGTGTGCTGCCTTATGACGATGAGGCGGGGGTATGAGCGCCTCGCAGATTTGGGAACTGAGCCATCGCGCCGATCCCCGCGCCGCTGCTTTGGCTGACCGCCACTATAGCCGCCAGAAGATCGGCTCGCCGCAGTTTGTTCCGCCGGGCCGCTGCTTGGTCCTCTTTGCCAAGACAGCTACCGGCCAAGCCTATTGGGTCACGTCGTGGCCCTTCGCAGAGTATGTCAAACATGCGTGGGCGGGCGCCTGGATGTGCAGCGCGTTCCGAAACGAGGGCGCCGGTCTGTCATCCGACATGATCCGCGCCGCCGTTTCACACACGCGGGCCTTCTATGGCGAGCCCCCGCCTCCGGGCATGGTCACGTTTGTCGATTCGCGGAGGGTTCGCCAGACGCAGCGCCCTGGATGGTGCTTTCGCAAGGCCGGATTTGAGCCTGTCGGACATACCAAGGGGGGACTTGTGGCGCTTCAACTTCTCCCGCCCGACATGCCGCCACCGACCCCAGCGCGAGGCGTTCAGTCCAGTCTGTTTATGGGAGCCGCAGCATGAGCGCCCCCAAGGTGTCACACCAGGTGGAACCCCAAGGGGTGCGGCTGACGGTCCGGGCCAGCACCGGGTCCGTCTGCGTGCCTCTGACCGACTGCGAGGCGAAGCGGCTGGCATGGGGCATCCTGAACGACCTGGACCCCGACGCGGTGTACGTCAACGACCGGGCCTATGTCGGGCACAGGCGGGCCAGCGCGATTGAGTGGGGCAACCCCGAAGAGACCCGCGCCATGAAGGCCCTGAGCGAGGAACAGATAGCCGAGATCATCCGGCTGCACCTGTCCGGCATGAGCCTGACCAAGATGGCGATAGCCCTGGATATCAACCGCTCGAAGATCACCCGAACAATCGAACGCCTGCGGAACGCGAACAAGCTGTGACCCCGGCGCCACCCATTCAAGGATCAAACCCGTGACCAACCCCAATCCCGTATTTCGAATCGACGCCGACGCCTGTGCCAAGGGTGGCGCCAAGGCAGGTGCGTACCTCGTGGCCATCGGCCAGACCGACATGAGCAAGCTGAACGTCGAACAGTGGAACCGCTTCTGCCAGATCATGGTCTACAGCACCTTTGACGGCGCCGTGGATGCGTGGGCCAGCGAGATCGGCTCGAACAGCGACTCCATGAGCCCGCCGTTCTGATGATGACCCATCAATCTCAACTCGCGCAAAGTGAAAACAAGTTCCATGCCGGTAACGGCTCGGATGGCAAACACTATTGGCTCACACCGCCCGCCCTGTACGAAGTACTGAACCAAGAGTTTCAGTTTACCTTCGACCCCTGCCCCTTCCCAAAGCCGGATGACTTCGACGGGCTTACCTGCGAATGGGGCGAGTCAAGTTACGTCAACCCGCCGTTTGGGTCGATCATACATGAGGGCAAGAAGAAGGGTCCAACAGCATGGGTCCGCAAAGCAATCGCTGAACACCAGAAAGGAAAGCGCGTTGTCTTGGTGTTCCCGATAGACAAGTGGGTATTGATGCTGCTTGAGGCCGGGGCCAAGGTCAGAAACCTGCGCGATGTGCGTTGGTTGGCGACTGAAGATGGATCCGAGGGCAAGGGCACGGGGCGGCACATCGCCTGCTTCATTCTGGACCACGAAGGATGATGACCGCACCAGCAACGGCCCCCGCCGGGCCATACGCAGCGGCACACGCCGCGCTAGGCGACCTGGGCTATACCTGCATCCCCCTCCTGCCCCGCGACAAGGCTCCGGGCCAGCGCCGGGGCGGGCGGTGGGTGCTGATGAGCGACTGGCCACAGTTTCGCGACCGGGCGCCCACGGTGTTCGAGAAGAACGCATGGGGTAGCTGGGAGGGCGCCAATATCGGCATCATCCTTGGGACCCCCATAGGCGAGCACAAGCTGATCGCCGTGGACATTGACAGCCTCGACCCGGAGGAGGTCGAGACGATTCGCAGCGCATGTCCGTCAACGCCCATGGTAAAGAAGGGCGCGAAGGGGCTGACCCTGTTTTTCAAGGGCTCGCCCACCCTCAAGAGCCGGGGGTACAAGACAGCGGAGAAGCGGGGGCTGTGCGATCTGCTGACGGGCAATGCTACCAGGCAAACAGTCGTGCCCCCGTCCATCCACCCCTACGGCCCGACCTACACATGGCTGGCCGGTCCCGTCGCCGCGCATGATCTCCCCCTGTTTGACGAGACGTGCCTTGAACGCCTTGAGGATACCCTTGCCCATCTGGGGTGGGGCGGCGAGGCGGAAGTGCAGGCGCGGTCCACCCGCAAGCCCATGGACACCCACGACGACGACCCGTCCATCTGGTCGGAGGTCAACGACGCGGCCCTGTCCAACATGGGGGCATGGGTGCCCGCGCTGGGGCTGTATGGCCTGCGTCCGGTGGCGCGGGGCGGGTATGAGGCGGTGGCGACCTGGCGCCCATCCGGGTCCGGCCAGCCTATCGAGAAGCGCAAGCGGAACCTGAAGATATACCCGGACGGCATCCGCGACTTTGGGTCCGACGTTGGATATTCGCCCCTCGACCTGGTGTGCGCGGCGAACAATTGGACGCTGGACGATTCGTTCCAGTGGCTCCGCGACCGGCTGGACATGGTCGAGGCGCCCATCTTTGTCATGCCGGAGCAGGTGGTCGAGCCGGTGCCCGTGTCGGAACCCGCACCCGTCCCGGCCACGCCCCCGCCCGTACACCAACAGCAGGAGGGGGAGATACCCGCCCACCTGCTGGACGTACCGGGGCTGGTTGGCAAGCTGGCGGACTTCATCACCGACAGCGCGATCCAGCCAATCCGGCTGCACTCCCTCGGCGCGGCGCTGTGCATCGTAGGGACCGCAGCCGGGCGCAAGTACGCAGGGCCGACACGCTCGGGCACCCACCTGTATGTGCTGGCCCTGGCGCCCACGGGCGCGGGAAAGAACCACCCGCTCGCAGCCTGCACGGACATACTCACCGCCGCCAACATGCCGCGCGAGCGGGGACCGTCCCAATTCATGTCCTACAGTGCGGTGACCAAGCGGTTGGAGCGCCACCCCCTGTTCCTGTGCGCGATTGACGAGTTCGGCGCGTTCCTGGCCAAGATGAACGACAAGAAATCCAGCAGCCATGAGAAGGGCATAAGCCAAATCCTGCGGACGGCATGGGGCAACTCGTTCAAGACCTTCATGACCCCGGAATATGCCGCCGTGCCCAGCGTGGCTGTCAGCTCGCCCGCCCTCAGCATTTACGGCGCCAGCACGCACCAGGAGTTTTATCGGGCGCTTACGTCTGAAGACACGACAAACGGGATGCTGAACCGCATCTTGGTCCTGTCCACCACCCGCCGGGGCGACAAGGTAACGCCGAAGGTCGATTCATCCGACTACCCGCCCGACGTGATTTTTCAGTTGCAGGATATCTACAACTCGGCGCCCCCTCTGGTGGCCGCTACCATGCACAACGACACCGCCGACGCGCCCCTGTTCACCGCCACCTGGGGGGAAGGCGCGAAGGACGTTTACGGGAACTTTGCCCAAAGGATGGGGCGACGGGTCGATAAGGACGAGTGGTACGCGCGAGCGGCTGAATACGCCGTGCGACTGGCGACCATTGTTGCGGTCGGCGTTGACCACCGCGCACCCGTCATCACCAGGGAAGTCATGACCTGGGGAATTGCCTTTTCGGAATGGGCGTTCGACCGCCTGGTGGCCGAGGCGGGGGAACACATGGCCGGATCGGATTTTGAGGTCCTGTGCAACGAGATCATGCGGATGGTGAAAGAGCGGAAGGCGGTCAAGAAATCGGAGTTCACCGCCGCCATCCGCCGCGTTGACGGGCGCACCATCCAGCGCGCCCTTGAGTCCCTTACGGAGGGCGGGCGCCTGGTTGGATACCGGGATCCGCAATCGACCGCGAAAACCCCCGCGTTGATATATTGCGCCCCTACCTGATCGGGGGGAGCGGGCAGGGGCGGGGTGCGCGAAAATGAATCGTCGGAGAGTCAGGCCTTAGAACCGGGCGATTCAATGACGCCGGGGCACTTGCCGCATATGCGACAGCCCCTCGCCATGAGGTTAATCGCAACAGCCTGTGCCTCGCGCGACCGTTTCGGGGCCTGGAGCGACAGGCCAGCGCCCCGGATGTGTTCAGCCGCTCGCAGTTTACGGGACCGGCAACGCGCAACGGCGCCCGGCGTACATTTCATGGTCGCCAGGCTTGCCGCCACGACCAGCGCAAGCGCGGAATGTTCAACTCCCATGCGTCCAGACTCCTCATGCCACAAAAGCCAATGGCCTAGTTTGGGCGGTATGCGTCATTATTGCCACAACCAAAAATAGGGTGAGTCAATTTGACTCACCCTATTTTTGGTTGTGCAAAAAATGAATCGCAGGAGAGTCACGCCTCGGAATCGGGCCATCCGGGCGGTCGCCAGCCGTCTTGGAGGGCCTGGACTACCCGCGAAACCGGGCCGGATACCTCACGGGCGCCCGCTTCCATGGTCCGTAGGTGCTTCACGGCGGCTTCACGCCCCCCGGATAACCGGAGGGCGCGGGCCATATCGTGAAGGGTGAATCCCATGGCCAGCCGGGCGCGTTTAAGGTCCGGGCCTGTCATGCCGACTCCTCCAATGACTCTAGATATTGCTCTAAAAGGTCATGGGGCGTGGCCCATGGACTCTTGCCTTCAAAAGCCGCGCACCCTGCCAGGAAGGCGGATTCTATAAGCGCGCGTTCATGCGCCTTGCGCGCAATTTGCGCTGCGTCCGGGCCTGTCATGACAGCAATTCCGCCAGCAAGGCCGCGTCCGTCACACCGTCCGGGTGGATAGGGTCCAGCTCCTGAATCTGCGCCATACATGCCGCGCGGTGTTCCTGGTACCGCTTGCGAAGCGCCCCCTTGGCCACGGCCAGACCAAGATCACATAGCGCCAGGTCGCGAGCTATGGCGTTCAATTCATCGTCGCGCGTCATGCCGACTCCTCCCCGCTAATCGCACGCCACCATGCGGCGCCTTCCACGCCCCATGCGTAGTCTTCTGGCGCCGTCCGTCCGTTGTCCGTCACATGTTCCCAAAAATCCGACAGGTGACAGACCACGCCAAACCCTTCGCCGTTCCAAAGGGATTCCGCTTCGCTCAGGTTGCGGGCAAAATAGGCGATGGCTTCCATGATTTTCGGGTCTGTTTCCCGTTCCGCCGCGCTTGCAATGAAAGCTTCGCCTTGTGGCGTCTCTTCGAATCGATTGGCCATGGTCTGGATCCTTATTTACCAAACATTGATTGCATACGATGCGAGCCGGACCGGAATCCGGGGGGCGCGCTATTAAGATAAGCCATCGCCTCCTGAGCCGGGTTTGCCGGGCCGGTCGCCGGGTTTGATATCACGCGGTAGGTCATAGGGTTTGTCTCCTGCCAGGGCTTAGGCGCCCGCTGGACCCCCCGGCGAGCCGGGGGGTCGGGCGGGGGTCTAGGCCGATTTTAACAGGGTATGCATGCCGCCGCCCTGTGCAATGGCGCTCGCCTTGCGCTTGGATGTCCCATGGGCGGGAAACCCTATGACCGCCTTGCGGTCGCGCAGGGCGCAGATCCCGCAGCTGGCGCACGTCACGTCATCCGCGATAGTCGCCGGACAGATTGCCACTTTGCGGCCCTCTGGCGTGGTCGTGGCGGTCGTTTGGTCGCTTGGCAACACAACCACGACGGGGCCGATTCCGAGGCTCGCCAGCCTATCCGCATCGCTCAGAGTATCGGCGGATAGATTGACTGTAAAACCGCCCCTGTTAGCGTCTGCTATCGCCCTACGGTTCGCCGCGCTGGCCATCGGCTTGTGGGTATAGGTAAATCCCCGCTTGCCAGCATTGGCGCTAACAATCTCAGCCAGGGCGGGGGCGTCAATGGACTCGCCAATGCCGGGGAGGTCGCCCGCCTGATTGTGGCGCCAGAGCTGGCCAAGGGGGAGGCTGGCGATTTGCGCCAGGAAGTCGGGCCAGGCCAGGCCCGCGCTGGCGTCATTGACCTTGCGCCAGAACATGGCGAGCGGGCCGGACTTGGCATAACACGCGGCAAACATGCCGCATGAGGGCGGGCAGGAGTCCGCTTGAGTCGTGGTAACCGGGATCGGTCCGGTCTTGGCGTTTTTGGATTGGCGCGTAAAGGCGACGCGGTGTGCCATGGGTCTATTCCTTTTGAGGGCGCCCGGTGCGGGCCTCCCTTGTCGCTATCTGTGACATATCCCGCCGTAGTGTCAACACAATTCGTCACAGGTGGCGACGGGTTATCCGGGCCAAGGCTTGTTAAGGTATGTAGGTTTTCTGCATAGATAACGCTGTTATGCGAATGGATTTGACAGAAAACCTACATACCTTGACATACCTTGAGGGGGTTAAGTG